AAATTTAAGAAAACTAACGTAGATGCTAAGCTTCCTACTAAAAACAATGAATCAGATACTGGTTTTGACGTCTATTGTGTAGAAGATAAGATTATTCCTGCAAGAGGTAGTGATGTAGTAGATGTAGGATTGGAGTTTGCATTTATCTCTCCTGGTTACTGGGTTAAGGTTGAAGGACGTAGTGGTTTAGGTTTCAAACACAGCATTTCACCTCACCCAGGCATTATTGATAGCGGATACCGTGGAAATGCAGGCATTAAGCTCTATAATAACGCTAATACTGATTATGAAGTTAAATCTGGCGATAGAATTGCACAGTTTGTAGTGTATAAGAACTATAGTGTAGCTATAGAAGAGGGAGATACAGAAGAATCTGATAGGGGTGCAAGTGGTTTTGGTTCATCAGGTAAATAATATGTTAGATTTCGATAAAATTTGGGTTGAGAAGTATAGGCCTCAAACTCTCGATGATATTATCCTATCAGAAAGGAACAAAGACATAGTAAGAGGGTTTGAGGATGAGATTCCTAACCTACTATTTGTAGGTACTCCGGGTACCGGTAAGACGACACTAGCAAGAATCCTCGTAAATGATGTTCTTAAGTGTAATTATCTCTATATTAACGCGTCTGATGAGTCAGGTATCGATACTATCAGGCATAAAGTTACTAACTTCTCACAGACTAAGTCATTTGATGGTAAAGTAAAGGTAGTTATTCTTGATGAGTGTGACGGTCTTACTAGTCAAGCACAGGCAGCTCTTCGTAATACGATGGAGTCCTTTGCTAAGTATACACGATTCATTCTTACAGCTAATTATAAGCATAAGATCATCCCCGCACTACAGTCGAGATGTCAGTTTCTTGATATCAAGCCCACACTAGAAGACGGGGTAAAGAGAATTTACAGTATCCTTAAACAAGAAGGTATTGAAATAGAAGATGCACAGAAGAAGAAGTTTGTTGAGCTAGTTAAAGTTAATTTTCCTGATCTTCGCAAGGCTATTAACGAGATTCAGAAGAATTGCATCAATGGCTCGCTAGCTATTACTTCAGTTAGCGTGGATAATACACTATTGAGAGCTATTCATACAGCAATTGAACAGAAAGATATTTTATCATTAAGAAAACACCTTATTGAAAATGAAAATACTTTTTATGGTGATTACGACACACTAATGCGCGATTATCTCAATTATCTATATAGTCAGCCTATACAGGATCTCAAAAAGAAAGAGATGATCGCTGTAATTGCTGATCATCTCTATAAAAGCGCGTTTGTTCTAGATAAAGAAATTAACTGCTTTGCTTGCTGGATTAATCTTGAGCGTCTTTAATATTTTTGTAGTTCACTCATATATTCTTTAGTATATGAATTAACTTCCATTGATGATGTCGCTGGAGCGGAAGGAATCTGTGTATTTTGTGTAGCTAGTGATCTCTCCGTATCCATATATGTACCTGTTCCTCTATCTGTCTTATTTGTTATATTGTCTATTTTTTCTAATTCTTCAGGCTTAATATTTACCTTAGATTTACGTATAATAGCATCAGGAATAGGTGGTAGGTTCGGGTAACTTGGTTCAGGCTGACCCATTTCTGGAGAAAGATTAATATAATGCGTATATCTACCACCGCCATTATCAAGAGCTAGTGAAAGCTCTACATCATTTGATGAAGTCTGTGGATTTCCGGGGTATCTTGGCATTCCAGAATCACGTATACCCACTACTCTTACATGTAGGCCTGTTTCGATCATTTGATCGATCATGTCTTTAACGTTTTGACCGAGTTCTTTGTAACAATCTAACGACTTAAAGTTATCATTAAATTTAAATACGTCTCCTACTTGAAAGCCGCCACGTTGATATCTACTAAGATAAGCTTCAACAAGGGTCATATACTTCTTTTGATTAGCCATACTATTATTTATACCTAACATAAATAATTATATGGAATTTGATGTCTTAGTAGAAGAAATTCTTAACGAAAAAGCAGGAGCCAGGTGTACTAAGGTAACAAAGCAACAGTCTTCTACTAGATCGGATAAAAAATACATGCGGTGTGTTAAAACTGATTCCGGCTATAAACGAATACATTACGGTGATCCGAATTTACGTATTAAAAAATCAAATCCTAAAAAAAGAAAGTCGTTTAGAGCGAGACATAAGTGTTCTACCGCTAAGCCCGGTACAGCGAGGTACTATTCATGTAAAAACTGGTAAAAAATTACGCTATATATTATAAAAAAAATGTAATAATGAAGTGTTTTACCAGGTCATGAGAAGTCTTCACATATAAGATATAACGGGAATAAATATTAACGTGGATTTGAAATTAACGAGTATTTCTTTACCTAGAGAACAGGAAAATAGTTTAAAAAGAAACTATTTATACAAAGATGTATTGCTTGATCTTACACCTAATATCTATTTGAACAAGGTTATTAATCAAGCAGTTCCACTAAGCGATATACAAGTGTTGTATGATATTGATGCGGTAAAAGTAAGCATTGCTAATTGCTTTTTAACTTCTCCAGGTCAGCGTATACTCAACCCCACTTATGGAATTGACCTTCGCCGATATCTTTTTGAAGATATAAACGAAGATGTAGCGTACTTTATTGCAGAAGATATACAAACTAACCTACCAAGATTTGAACCAAGAGTTGTTGTTAAAGGTGTTACTGTTACCCCTGATGTAGATAATCAACAATATTTAATTACCTTGGTAATTGATGTACCTGCATTATATCTCACAGGTATAACAATTAAAAATTATTTAAAAACGACAGGATACTATTAAATTATGAAGAACAACGCAAATAAATTTACTGATTACTCGTTATCACGTGACTCGTATGTTGCTTTTGATGCACTTACTCTTAAAGACTTTATTATAAAGAGACTTACTGATGAAGGTACGTTTTCAGATCAGGTGTATGAGGGCAGTAATCTTGCTTCAATAGTTGAGATTATTGCATATTCTTATCATGTTTTATTGTTTTATCTTAATAATACTGCTGCTGAGTCTACATTTACACAGGCATCAATATACGAAAACATGAATAAGATTGTAAATCTTGTCGGTTATAAGCCAACAGGCAAACAGACTTCTGTCTGTGCTATAAGAGCTATAGCAAGTCCAGGGATAGCTGATAATAGTTACTTAATACGTAAATATTCATATTTTTTGGTAGATAATATACAGTATACGTTTCTCCAGGACTATGAATTCTCTAAAACTGAAACTGGTCAAGAGGAGATTTTAGACGAGTTAAATGAGAATGTGGTGTTATATCAAGGCACTGTTCAAGAGTATCCTGTTTATATAGCAGCAGGTGATGAATTTGAAACATTACCTATTGTTGTGGAGAATATTGTTGAAAATGATAGTCGGTTTATTTCTAGCGGAACAATTAGCGTGTATGTTAAAGAGACAAACACGAATAAATTTTACGAGTATAGTGAATCTCCTAACATATACCTTGCAAGTAGTAGTGATAGAGTTTACGATTTAAGATTAAACGAAAATGGTAATTATGAGGTTAAATTTGGTAATAATGTTTTTGGTAAGCAGCTATCAGAAAACGATGAGGTTTATATATACTATTTATTGAGTGATGGAAGCGCTGGTATAGTGTCTCGAGGGGCTGTAGGTGGATCGTTATTTACATATACAACAGAATTGTTTGAAACAATATATAATGATGTTAAATCGATTAACTCTCCGCCACCTATCGATGTTCTAACAAGCAGCTTAATATCCTTTTCGAACCCCGCTAATTCTACTACCATCGGCGAGGCAGAGACTGTAGAAACGATACGTGAGCGGGTACCTGCAATCGTTTCATCAAATTTACGTCTGGTTACTGCGAGAGATTATAAAGTATTTCTCGAAAAAGAACTGAACGGTATAGTAAGTTCTATTCATGTTACATCTAACAAGGAATTTTTATTCGATTATATTAATTATTTTTATAAAATTAGTGTTGATCCAACTAAAACAAACAGAGTACTATTAAATCAAGTGAATTTCGCTGATAGTTGCGACTTTAACAATGTAAATGTTTTTTGTGTGCCGGCATTTACCTTAGCTAACGATAATGAAATTCCTGATTTTATGTCTACGTCATTAAAAAATTTAATTATTGATGTTACAGATGAAAATAAAGTTATTGGTGTAGAGGTTGTTCCTCGTGATCCTGTATATGTTGCGTTTAAAATAGGTATTACTAACAGGGCAAACTATACTGTCAATGTTGCTGACGCGTGTAGGTTACGTATACTACGAGATCGTAATAATTATGTACAACGCGATACCCTTAAAAGTCAGATCGCAACAATAATTAACAACTTTTTTAATCCGAATAATAACAAGCTTGGTCAAGAAATATCCATAACAAACCTGAGCGCAGAAATTTTAGGAATAAGAGGTATAAAAAATATTTATACTGTAAATATAAACGAAAATATTGTATACGATGGCATTTCTTTTATTGCATGGAGCCCTGTACATCCTAACGACGATATACGTGTTGTATCTCAAGATATAACTTTACCGTTTTATAAGTTTCCGTATTTAATGTATCCTCGAACATTAATTAATTATATAGAAATAGTAGATGAGTGATTTTTTTAACAATAGAGGTGATTTTACTGTTACGGATTATCAAGGTAATACTACAACATTATCTTCATATAACCTATCTATTACACCCCTAAGGTTTGCAAGCAGGTCACTGTCGTATGTAGGTGAAAAAACAAAAATAGTGTGGGATTTCGGCGATGGCAATACATCGGAAGTAAAAGAGCCTATCTATTATTATAGATCCCCGGGTATATATAGAGCTAAATTAATATATTATAATTGTATTAATAACGGGGTAATAGGCGAAGTTTATAAGGATATTATTATTAAAGACTTTATTGTAGATACATTTAACATTACTACCACAGCGGAAACAATCTCTTCCTCAAGCGGTGGTCTATCCGTACCTATCACGGTTAGACAAACTATACCCTATACATCGCAATCCAACACAATTGTTTATAGTGTATCAGGGTCTAACACACCATGGTATTTTAAAAAGGAATATAAATATTCCCACCTATTACCGCACCACTCCTTATATGTTATTTTATCTACAAAGAATATTGAGGTTTTAGCACCGGTTAAATCTTTAAAGATTGCAGCTGACAGGGTGTACGGAAGTTTACAAGATGGTGAAATAATCGTTTCACCGACCCGGTCGAGAAGTTCTATTCTTTTAGGCTACTCTGGTACACAAACTGTCTTTTACAAG